CTGGAATCGTCTTACCTCGATCCACTGCGCTTGATCGTTCTGCTGCGCCCTCGGCGTCCATTTCATCCCCCCCCAAAGCACGGCCGTCCGGTAGGCGTTTTTCAGCCCGATCTGCGAAGCCTCCCAGGACTCGCGCAGTTGCTTAGACTGCTCTGCAGACAAAATCGAATCCGTGGAAAGGATGCCGCCGAGAATCGCTCCATTGGAAAATTGCCGCGCGCCGTGTTCTTCGGTGGCCAGCGCCAGGCCGATCGCTTCTCGCGCCAAGCGAATGCCGTCCAGGCCTTCGATCGACGTCCAGCTCGGCCCCTTGAAGTGCAGGATTTGGTCGGCAGAGTACCTGCCATAATTCCCGTTGTCGAAATGCACGTCATATGTGATCGACCAATCCGGATTCCGAGTCGCGATTACCTGCTGTGGCGTCAGCGGCTGTAGCTCAATGCGCGACTGGCCGCGAAACGGTGCGGATCGATTGATCAGGCAATAGGCCCGATTTTGCATTGCCAGATGCAGCCCCATCGTCTCTCGCCACTCAAACGAGGTGATGCCAGGCGCTGGCGACGAATGCAGCACGGCATACAGCGGGTGATCTGTGGCGGCATCCGCGCCGCCGTCTGGACGGCGACGATACAGCTTGAGCGGGACCTGTGCGATGCCCTCCGCAATGACTCGCGCGCAAGCAATCGCACTTGCCGCCTGTAGAGCAGTCTCCCATGTGACGGCAACGCCGGATTTCGCTCCTGCCGTGCCGAGCAGATCGAGCAACAGATCAGATCGCGAAACGGCGCTCTTGCGCTCTATTCCGATCATGGACCGAAGCATATCCAAACTGAATATTTTCACCAGACCTCGATCTTATAAATTGCCTCTTTAACGCGCGCCATCTTTGCGCCGGCAGCCATAACCGCGGCCACCATCAAGTCAATCCGCCCGGTTGCGTGCTCTTTGCTCAATTTTCGATTCCCCGCTCCGTCCGTGACGGTCACAGCGTTTCCAGCGCACATCGTCATAATCTTGTGACCGTTGTGGACGATTTGTCCGTTCAGCAGCATCCGCTCGAATTCCTCAAGCGCCGGGCTCATGTCCTTGTAGCCCTGGCCGAACGGGACCATTTCAGGCAGAGATATTCCTTCGTCGCCAGCCATCTGGATAAGGTCTTCAATCCGCCATCGGTCGTATGAACAGCTGACGACCTCGAAGAACTCGCACATCTGCGACAGTTTCTGCAGAATGACGCGCTTGCTTATCGCGCGGCCAGGCGTCGTGCTGAGCAGTCCTTCAGCTCTCCACTGCACGTAAGGCACGCGGTCTGTTTCGCTCTTGCGCTTCAGATCGGCATCAGGCAGCCAGGCGAACGGCACAATGCGCCACGGCTCGCCCTCTTCGATCGGCTCGACGAGGAAGACGAGCCCGGTCAAGTCGGTCGTGCTGGACAGGTCGAGCCCTGCCACTGCGCGCCGGCCGGCGAGGTCTTCAACCTCGAACGCTTGCTGCGCGCCTTTCCAGACTTCGTGCGAGATCCACGGGCTTTCTGCATCCGTCCATGTGCAGAAGTTCAGCCTCCTGACCAGCGCTTCCTTGCTCGGCATCCCGAGTGCCTCAGTGACTTGCTCCCGGATGTACTTCAGGCCCGGTAGGTCCGCATCTTGCAGAGACGGGTTTGCTTTCGGCCAGCAGTCCTCAGTCAGAAACGGGTCGTCAGCCTCGTCAAGCGCGCAGATGTACGGAAAAAACGAGTCATCTTCAATCTCGCGTTTGGCCACCCTGGCGCCGTATTCGTGATAAGCCCAACACGGCCCGCTTTTGCCGCTGCCTGCGTTGGTGATCATGAAAATCAGCGCCTGGCGCCGGCTTTTGGTGCCGGCCCGCAGCATTTCCACGACGGTGTTTGTTTTGTGCTCGTGCAGTTCGTCAATCAGCCCGATGTGCGGACGCGGCCCGCTCTGCCCGTCGTCACTGCTGATCGGCCGAAAAAATGCTCCCTGCGCCATATAAGCCAGGTTCCAGCAGCGCTCGCCTGTGCCGCTCTTGGTCAAGCGCTTTGATAGCTCCGGCGACTGATCTACCATCGCGACGGCATCACGAAACAGGATCATTGCTTGATCCTTTTTTGTTGCAGCGCTGTAGACTTCAGCCCGAGGTTCCGCGTCTGCCACCAGGCCAAGCATCCCGATTCCGGCAGCGAGCGGCGATTTCCCGCTACCCTTTGCAGTCTCGACGTAGGCCGATCTGAATCGGCGAGTGCCGTCCGGGCCTTTCCAGCCAAACAGCGAGCCGACTACAAAACGCTGCCATGCCAGCAGCGCGAATTCGACGCCCTCGAAGGCGCCGCCGTTGAGCTTCAGGACATCAGAGAAAAACCCTTGAGCCTTTTCACTGGCTTCAGCGTCCCAAACGAGGCCGCGCGCTGCGCCATCTCGGATGTCGTCCAGATGACGTTGGCACTGCGCCTTTACATACGGACCGGCGATCCTGACGCCGGTAGTGACTTCAATTGCGTAAGCTGTGGCGTTATCCGAAATACTTGGCGGCTGGGTTTTCCGGCTTCTCGTCATCAGGGTTCGCGTTCACTCTCGTTCGTGCCGATGGCGTCATGCCGAATTCCGCGGCGTACTTCACCACGGCGCGCTTCGCTGTGTTGGCAATGCCGACCAGCGGGTTTTGTATGGCGTTGCCGCTGACGGTTTTAATCATCAGCGCGGCGTTCAATTCATCTTTAGCGGCCATCCTATTGATGGCCCGCTCGGCCTGCGCCCAGCGCCCGTAGGCGGCGCA